CTTTCTCACGTTTATACTTATCAACTTCCGCATTGGTTGCTGCATCTGCAGAGTCGATATAACAACAATCAATCATTCCGTACTTCGATACCCATTTGTTTAAGAAACTATGTAGTAATGGCGGTAGATCGGATGGAGCAATGATGTTCTGATTGGCCGAAGCAATCAATGTGTTGTTGTATGTCTCAACTGCAATTTTGATTAGCACTCCTGTTGTTGTTATGCCTTGATAAATAAAGGCGATAGTATCATCACTCTTTCGTGAGTAAGATGTATCAACGCTCGCAAATAAGATGCGCCATTTAATTCGCCCTTGTTTAATCTCTTCTAGCAACCACGCCTCACTAATCAACTGATCATCTTTTAAATCAAAGATTAATCCAGTATGTCGACCTCTTAGTCCAAGTATCTTATTCTTGTATATCTTGGTTCCTGGAGGAGTCATACTCATAATCTGTTCAATTTTCTCTTTTGTCGCACCTTTGTTGTCTTTAAAAGAAAAGAACCAATGTGCCCAACCGGGTTTTGGTTCTACTTTTGATAATTCATTGAGTATGGGTTCAGGTGTTTCATCCTTCCATTTCTCAATTGGACGACTATGGTTAATGTATTCACTGTAAACTAATAAGTTTGGATCATCTGGGTTTAGTGTGGCCATCAGATAATCACATCGAATAGATGCTTCTCGAACATAGTCCATATCGGCAACATTGATTTCATCGATTAGAATACATCCGGATTGAGAACCTAACGCTTTCTTCCATCGTGCTTTATCATTGTAACCAAGGATATAGATAACCTTTTCACCTTTGGGAGTTTGATACAAAATATGCGGTAATCGATTCTCGGCTCGTCCTGATGGATTGTAATCCACTAAATCACCGAACACATCGAGTATGCCTAAATCTTTGGTAATGATATTCTTTTCAATCGTTCCTAGGTCTAATCCAGATATGATGTGTTGACGTTGATTACTCTCAGCCACTCTTAGCATGAATTTAACTACTCCAACTGTTGTCTTGCCTGCAAATGTTGTCCCTTCAAGAAACTCTACTGGAGCTTGATACTTGAGGAAATCTTTATACTTAGGTGACAGTTTCATCTTCGGAATCATCTTCATGTAGAGACTTTAATATTTCAGACAACTTGCCAACAGCTTCAATGTTAGCATCAACTTTTACGTTATCTGTAAATAACTTGTGATGTTTACCGAGCAACTCATAGGCTTTATTCGTATCTTGGAGTCTTGCGGGAATTGGAACAATCTTTGGAACAGTTGATGTTACTGATCGTTTCTTCATAACTGGGTTCTCAGCTGTACCGACATTTTCATAGAACTCTTGTTTGATCGTCTCTTGAGAAACAACAAACTCTTGCTCTTCTCGACGTGCTACACGAGTCAAACCTTGAAGTACTTCTTTCTGTTGCATCATTGACTTTGCATCTAGTTCATCGAGTCTCTTCTGTACGTACGCGGAAATGTTAGGTTTTGTTAAGTTCTCGCTTGCAATTACGTTTGCACACTTTGGGTTGTATCCTGCAGCAATAGCTGAAGCTGTTCCATTACCTGTTTTAATGTATTCATCACAGAATCGTTTCTGTTTTAAGGTCAAACCATGATTATCAATCTTCTGTTTGATTGCTTTTTTCTTTTTTGATTTCTTAGCTTTAACTTCGGATGTGGACATCGTTAAACCTCACTTTCATTTGTTCTGCAGATATGGATAAAAACAAAAATCGCCCCTATTTAGAGACGACTTTAGAAACTCTTTTCTACATTAGTAGATGAGCTAAATAAACTAAATTGTGTATGCCACTATATAATACTAATAATACTTAATAATACTAATACTATAAAGACTTCTTATTTATATACAAACGTATTTGCGTATATAACTTTTTGACCTTTCCATATAAACTTCGTTTTATACCAGCTTCTTTTTTTATCTGCTCCCACTCATTTTTAAGTAGAATAGACAACTCACGAGAAAATTTTTTTATTAAATTAATTAACATTTGATAGTCATCCAAGGAACTAAATTTATCTATTTTATAATCAATTTCATCAATCAAATCTAATACAACTTTATCTTTACAATCAAAAGGATTGAAATAAAGTTTAAACTCAACAACTAAACCGTTTAATTTATGTATATTATTAGCAAATTCCTCTATACCACCCGGTTCTTTCATTGCATTTTCAGGATATTGCTTATTTTTTAATGCAAGATTTAATATATCAGCAATTTTATGTGATAAAGATATTATTTCAGATGCCTTTTCTCTTACTAAATTTGTCCAATCTATTCTATTTTTTGTAATAATATCAATTGCCGTTTTCCTCTTTGTTGAAACAAACGCTATGTAAGCACTAAATAATACAATCACAGATGATATTAACTGCACAGTCCCAGCTTTATCAAATGTTAATATAAAATAATCTAAAAGTTCGTTTATGAAATTTATTATATTATTTATCATTATCCCCACCTCACTTGACTATATTAAAACAAAAACCCACTGTTTATACAATGGGTTTAGTTATTTTATCTGTAATCACAAAGACTTACGGGTGGGGGATTACTTTAAAGCATTTAAGATAATCTTTTTATAACGTTCACTTTGAATATCATCATAAGTTAGATCAATAACAGTATAACCTTTAAGTATGGCATCAATTCGTTTAAAATCATCCTTTTGTTTTTGATACTCATATCCTTGTTCATTACCATGGAAGCCTTTTGAGAACTCGTAATGTTGGGTTCCATTTACTTCAATTATAATTTTTTTATCTCTTATTTCGAAGTCATACGGTAGCATTGCTCCAGTCTCTGGATTAACTCATTTAATCGTCTTATTCTCTCTGTAATACTTAATCTTTAATTCTCTTAGATACTGGTCTACTACTGCTTCGCCGCTTGATGTATTAGCATTGCATGGATGAACTTCAGAATTTGTTATTTGACTAAATGGAAGAGTAAATGCTTGTCCACATTTGAAACATTTAAATCGAACATCTGGATCTAATGCAGAACCATTGATGTAATAAAGTTCTAAATGCTTTCTTTGATGAAAGTATTCTGTGATGTACATCGGTATATGATCTATGAGATTAACATACTTTGTTCTTCTCATGTTCATGTTATTTTGACCACGATAATACAAGAGAAACTCAAATGACGTAGCTTTATCTATTGGAAACTTGTTGTAATACGAAGGATTAAATTCTAATGCAAGTAAAACATTCGTTATATTTTTGTTATACCTCATGTAAAGTAATCTACCTAAATCTAAACCGTCTTTATTTAACTTCTTAGATATACGTTCAATACGATTTAAACACTCTCTACATAACTCTCTTTGTTTATAAGTCTTATATGGCTTACCACATAAAACACAAAGATGTTGATTGTCGAATGTAACCTTATCATCTTTGAAATCTTGCCAATTGGTAAATATATCTGGATTATATCCTAATTCAGTATATAACCGTTTCCATAGATGATACCTGGATATGTAACTTTTTATACCAGACTTCTTAAAATGTTTGCGAATAGCTACATTAACGGTATCAAAATCTTCTTTATTATCAAGTGTTTCAATAAATTCCACTATAACAGCTTTAACTGATTCGTACTTAGTTTCGTTAAACATCTTATACAAGCCTTTCTAGTGTAATAATATCATATGTTTTTTGAGGACTTTGTCCTTTTTTCAAAAAGAAATAAACTTTTGCATATTTCATTATCAACATCACGATACATTTGAGTTCTTGAACGTCCTATTTGATAGGCTATAGAGTCATGTTTCTCTCCGAGTATTAGCATTCTGATAATAACATCCTTAATTTCTTTACTACAATAGTTTAAGACTTCTCGACAATAATCAATTTTTGAGACACAACGTTCTATTTCTTCAACAAGATCTCTTTCTTTCTCAACCTTGTTGAATATGTTGTTTGTTGGACTCTTGTATGGATTAACTGAACCTGTAACTTTGTAGTTAATCTCTTCTCCATCAATATTAAGCCGATTCCCATAACTTACAGCTGATACTTCATACAATGAAACTTCAATTGCTTCTAATTCTAGATTAAGACTGATAATCTTTTTATTCCAGTAATCGCATGAACTAACTTCTCTTTTAAACTGTTTGATTTCAGTTTTACGATCAATATTTGCTAGCTTTTCCATAGATAACCTCAGAATGGAAGGTCATCGCTAGAAATATCTAATAATGGTCCTGTGTTGAAATCGTCATCACTCGATTCATACTTCATGCGATCACCACCATAGACATTGTCATTTGAGTTGCTATACTTGGTACTTGAATTCGATTTAGGTTGTGATGCTTCCTGGTTACTTCCAGATCCATTCAACAACTTAACACTTTCTGCAGTCACGTCAGTCGTATATACTTTTTTTCCAGTGGTTTTATCGTCATAACTACCTGTAGTAATATGTCCTTCAACCGCTACTGTATTACCTTTCTTGCCATACTGATTCAGATAGTCTGCAGCACCTCTCCAAGCAATACAATTGATATATGACACTTCATCTTTATCACCGTATTTCTTATTTACTGCTACCGTGAAGCGAGTATATGAAATTCCAGTCTGTGTTTTGAAATATTGTGGGTCTTTTGTTAGATTTCCAACAAGGATTACTCTATTAATCATTTATCTCGCCTCTCTTTCTCGTTTGAATTTTTAAATCTATTTCAGCAATTTTTGTACCTATTTTTGTTAGTTCTGGATTGCTATAAAATAACTTCTTCCTATTCATGATTAAGCTTGTAGCATAGCTTACAAGTTGTAAGTTACTTAATACAACATTTAATCGATTACCATCCAAGAAGATCAATCGATGGTTTTCTGGTATTGGTCCAAAAGCTTCTTCCCAAATTAATCTATGTTTTGCTTTCCATACATTTGGTTCTGCAATTTTGACATATAAATATTCGCCTTTTCTGAAACGTTCAGTACCGATTGGAACTTTATTTAAAGGTTGATTACCTTTTTTGAATTCAGTTTTGATACCTAATCTTTGCCCTTTTTGAATGGGATTTACTGGCATATGACCTTTTGGAAAGTATCCTGTTAGTCCACTAGATAATTTATGATTCTTTTTCCAACCACATATCTGTTTTACTTTGAAGTTTGTTCCAAATTGTTCATTCACCATTACAGTTAACTCTTTGTTTGGTCTGCCTTCATAATGATTGTAAATAAATTCAGCTATTTCTTGTGGCCATCTATTTGCACCACCGCGCATATTATTTATTACCTAGCTTTAATATATCTGGAACACTTTCATCTATGCCTAGGCCATAGTACTCATCTTTATGTTTTTGAGCATCCAACATTACTGAAGCGTTGTTAATGATATTATTAGCAACCTGACACACAGCTCTTGCTCGTTTGAGTTCAGTTTCTAACGCTTCACCAACTAACTCTTCATCATTTAAACGTTCTAATTGTTCAAACAGATGATTATTTAAATCTGTTAATTTATTTTTCATGCACCTCTCCTCGAATCTCATTCAAGCGATTTTTTAATCTTGCTAACTTGTATTTCTTATAATTAACTGTCGTGTTGTGGCAATTAAATATTAAAGCCATCTGTTCCAACATGATAGAAACGTCTGCTATCTCTTCACCAATGAGAGTAATATTGTTTTTACCACGAATATTCTTGATTAGTTCTTTTTGTAGTTCTGACATCTCTTCCAGGCACATAATGATCTGCATTTGTTTACCCCAAGTGCTAATTGCATCCTGGTATATCTCATCTTTGTTTAGTTCAACTTCTGACTGTGGTACTTCTTGTTCTTGTGTATTACCGTTATTCATTTGAGTACTCCTTGTTTATGTTTATTTGTATTAAGATCATCTAGAGTGAGTCCTTTGTTTGTCCATGAAACTAAAATTGCTTCTATATATGGCAAACTAAGTTTTCTAGCTATGACAGATTCTCTTAATGCATGAATGATATATTTCTCACCAACACTATCAATCCAATAACTTAACTTATCGATTTCAGCTGATGAAAGAGTTCTTTTAAATTCTTGTTCAACTAATTCAAGTAAATCTTGTTGTTCTGAGGATTCATTAGAATATTCTTTTGTTTCCTTTACTTTACTTTTATTTACTTTACTTTTATTTACTTTGTGTACTTTCTGACTACGGAAATCGGTATTTCTTCTGTCATAAATCGCATTTCTTCCAACATTTATCGTTTTATTATCATCGCTTAAAACAACATATTCTTCGATAAGTTCAACATTAACTCTTTTTGATGTTGCTTCAGAGTATCTTTTTTGAATACCATGTGAAGTTAGAATTGAGTATTTCTCATGTTTTTCTTGATCGAATATGCCTCGTTTTAAGCAAGCCTTTACTACTTCGTTAACCAAGTTGCGACCCTCATTTATTTTCATAGAGAACAACAACTCAACCTCCTGCGTCCAGTCCATATAGTAGCCTTCTTCGCCATATATCTTCTGAAAGAGCTTTATTAGGATGCCCAATCCTTTTACTCCAAACTCGGCTTCAAGTAACTGGAGTTTAGTATCTGGATGACAATCAATCGAGAAGTAATCTATTCCAACCTTGGTATTTCTTCCCATTTTTCTTCCTTTTTAGTGATTTATTTTTGATTAACTAATATAATAAATTTAATAAACTAGGGGGACTTATGATTTACTTTATTTCAATTACTATCATTTATACTTCCATTACATTTTTTGAATTTTATAGACTTTTAAAACACGATTATATATTGAATAACTTACTAAAAGCTCTAAACATTTTTTTTAAATTAGTTGACTCTGAATTGAAGAATAATGAATCTACAGACTCCTATAATTATGAGAATTTTAGAGTTAGAAACTCCATTTATCTTGAAATTTTCCCTATTGTCCCACATATAGTCGAAATATTTAATTACAATTTCAATATTCGAGCAGGATTACCTACGACTGAACTTATAGAGAATATATATGATGCAAGGAATGAATTAATTGATCATTACCATTCATTTCAAATTAATAAGTATAAGCCTTTATATCCAAACGTCATATTAAGTAAAATCTTTTATTTACCAAAAAATATTTTGAATTTTATGGGTATTGATTTCAAACTTTTTAACTCTAGAATATTTAATATTATTCTATGGTTGATACCTATTTTTATAAGTATATATTCTAAGGAAGCAAGAGATTTCATTAACTCACTCCCAAAATTTTTCAAATAATTCCACCATTCCTTTTACATATGAAACAATTCGTTAAAGTCTCTTCTCTAACTCGCTTCTTAAATAGTAATTCGTTCGCGTGACGATCGGATAAGTGCATTAAGATGATTGATTTGCACTGCATTAAATTGAGTTTATTCAACGTTTTAATACAGTTGGCTATACTCATATGACTGTGAACAATTCGCTCGTACCGAACGATTTCGGCACGATTATTGGATGTCTTAGCGTTCTCTAATGCGAAGTGAATCACTTGTCCATCGTAGTTCGCCTCAATCATGATGTAATCGAATTTATACGCAGATAAGTCGGCTTTGAAATACTTGAAGTCAGTAGCAAACAAGATTGTTTCTACGTCAGTTTGAATGACAAATCCGAGTGGATCCTCCACATCGTGTTCAACGCTAAATGGAGTAACTAGACAGTTATGTGCAATGTACTTACTCTTGTCATGACTTAATATCGTTTCTTCTGAAGATGCCAGGTGTTGATTTGCATAGATTTTTTTACCACGCTTGATTAAATCGTTACGAGCAATCGAGTGATCGTTGTGTCCGTGCGTTATCAATACCGCATCTACATTATTCAAATCTAATCCGTAGCTTACTAACTTCTTATTTAATTCTTGGTATTTTAAACCACATTCAACCAAGAGTTTTACGGACTCCTGGTCTTTGCGTTCAAGTTCTACATAGTAAGCATTACCAGCTGAGCTGGACGCTAAACATGTGAGTTTCATATTTAAAATGGAGCTTTCTTAGGTTTATTACCCTTGCCCTCTGTTTGTGCGTTCACTGGAGTTTCAACAACCTCAGGTTCAACTGTTTCATTCTGTGATTGATTTATGATTTGAACATCAATCTTTTCACTTCCAGCTAATTCTTCAACTTCCATATCAACAACTTTTGATTGATCAATAGAAGGTTTTTCTTGATACTGTTCATAATCTTCAAATGTCTTTTCATACGCTGATGCTATAAATGAATTTTTGTAATCTTTTGGGATCTTACGAGTTGCATTGTTACGCATCTTACGTACAATCATCGCTTCTTGAGAATGTGGATCTCTCCAAGCTGGAGACATAATACCTCTTAATTCTTCATCAGTTAACATCGCTTCTAATGACATTGATGCTATTCTGTTTGATATTTCCTGTTTCTTAGCGAATGACATCTTATCTTCTTTTTGCATTTTGATATTATTGATAATATGAGCTTGTAAGTTAACCGCTACACCTTCACGTTCTGCAATATGGAATTCAGTTGTTGAATCCTCCATTTGAATTGGATATACGACTCTAACAACTTTATTCATAGACCCTTTTGGAGACCATTTAGGCGGAATAACTGATAAACCATCAAAGGATGGATAAGTGAAATCATCACCTTCTCTTACTAACCAACAGTTATGAACTTTTTTAATACCAACTCCATATTCACGAAGTAACTTATCATTTCCATCTCCTTCAAGATTAAATTCAAACTTCTTAATCCAAAAATCTTCTTTCTTACCATTTATATATCTGGGTTGATTCTCACTTCTTAAAATAATGTAACCTTCCCTAGGAATAGCGCTTAGATTAATGCGTAACATAGACACTTGTTGAAGAATACCTGTGATGTTGTTAGGATCAATATTCTTGATATCTAGGTTTTCCTTTGTTGTAAGCTCAACCATTTTTGCGATTGCGTTTTTAACACAAACGATTTGATATGCATCCATTTCAAGAGCCATATCTTCTGAATTCTTAATGATCATTCCAACAAAGGTTTCTTGAATCTTCACAATTCCAGATCTATATTCAGTAACCGCATTCTTAGTTTCAGCTGCTTGTTGCTTATTCTCTGACATTATTTTTTGTCCTCCTGGAGTTTTAATTGAATCTTTATACTTGGTCTAATATCTTTACCTTCAATCAAGTCTGTTACATCTCCACTTTCATGAACTCTGAAATGACGTTCAATCAGTGATGCCTTAGCATACTCGTTTGAGAACGTACTGTTGAGCACGTCCTCATAACTAATGCGTTCAATGATTTCATATGGCGCCATTGCTCTAGTACCGCCACTGTGCCACCAACAACGAGCACCATTGAATGTCATCTCGCCAACGACACCTAATTGATTCTTGTGTTTGTATCTAACGAATGAACCGATTGATATAGATTTATCAAATGGTGAACTACTCATTGCGCCACCAATGTCACTTTCTTGTAGTTGATGTCATCAACCTTGGTACTGATGATTTGAGAGTTAGTTTTTAACTCTGTAGCGATGGTGCGAGTATCGAGTTTGTCGATTTCATCAAAGATAATTGGTAGATCCTTCAATCCTTTTGCTCTCTTCACACACTCAATGATGTGAGTTCCAGTAATAATCTTTTCAGAACCTGAACCACGTTCGAATGGTGTTTGTTTGCCAAGAATTAACGGATAACAGACTTCACTGTACGAACCTTCTTTGATGTTGGTTTCAACGAGTACGAACTCTAAGTCACCGAATACGGTTGATACATTAT